CTCATCATAGAAGTCATACTTCCTGCATCTTCGGTATCTAAAAACCGACTCATCGGGTCTAGTATAAAAGCTTTATCAATATTGGGTAAAACACCAATCATTGCGTTTATAGCCCAAACTTCATCAAACTCTACACTATGTGTTTGCGAAAGGTGAAAATCTATTTGGCTTTGCCCCATAGCAACGATTGCAACGTTTTTACCCTCTAGTTCCTTCATGCTTGTGGTTGTATTTTAAGTTGATCGTTTCGAGCTTCATCTCTAACGTCTTTATATTCACCAAGAACTTTTAATAAAGCTAAAGCTTCTTGAAATTTTTGTTCGTATAACATAATCGTATCAGGAGCTTCTTTCATAAATACCGCTCCTTCTACTAAAGCTCCGTATAACATAGCATTAGGGGCATTATCGGAAAGCCAAGTTTGTTCGCTTGATTGCATACTTGTTAAAGATGCGGGTCTATAGTTGTAATGAAGTTCAAAATCTAATGTAGCGTTAGGTGTGGGGGCTAGTAAAAAAGTATTATCATCAAACTGAGAATAATATAAAGGCAATCCTTCTGTAGCTGCTGAAGGAGTGTAGTCTCTAATCCAGGAAACGTGTTTTAATAATAAATAGCTATAATTACCTGAACTATCGATCAAAGCCAAACTAAACGGAGATAAAAAATCTGAAGGCGTAGCTAAATAAGTATTACCTTGTGTAGCTCTACCTGTAACGTTTTTACGAAAAACAGGAAGTTGTACTCCTTTTAAAATTCTTTCTTCTGTTGTTTGTATAAAAGTATTTAGGTTATTAACAAAAGTAGTTTCTGTATTATCTAAATAATCTTGTATTGCTGTTTTTAATGTTGCGTATGTAAATCCTGCCATTAGTCTCCACCTGCTTCTAAAATACCTACCTCACCTGTTCCAAACTCACCTTCAAACACACTACCTATAGGATCATCTGTAACAGTCATTGTTCTAGTTCCACTAGGACTTGTTGTGCTATTTATAACTGCTGTTGAAGGATCTATTGTAGTAACAACACCTAACCCTGCTTGAGGTAAAGGAACATCGGGTCTGGGTCTCCAAAGCAGTTCTGCATCTGCTCCTATACTTGGTGGGTCTAGTTGTGGGTGTTTAGGTTCATAACACTCATGACAAACTCTATTGTTTTCCCAAGTGCCTCTAGCTTCTTTATATGGGTATCTAAACCCGCAAGTATCGCAAATAAAGTAAGCATATTTTCCTGAAGCGTAAGCCATTAGATATACTCTTGTTTAGGAACTAGTCTAATATTAGAACGGTCTTCATCATAACGTAAAGCGTTAGCTAAATCTCTTTCATATAAATCTTGGATCACAGGAAGTTTCTGAACATTTTTCTTTATACACAAATAATAAGCTAGTCCTGATACTAAACAAGGCATAAACCGTGTAGGTATATCTACATCGTTAGTAGAAGCCGCAGCATCCTCTATCGTACGCCAGACATAGTAAATGAGTTTGTCCGTTGAGTTCTCGGGCGTTGGATAAAGATGAATAACAGGAGACTTTTTACGTTCTAGCCAAAATTCTGTAGAACGTGATTTAGTAGCTTTGTTAGGAATACTTATATACTCATTCCGATCTATTCTGTCTAAAGGATAATCAGTAACTACAGTATTAACTGTTCGTTCTACATAAGCGTCTAAAACATCGATATCATATGAGTTAATCGTATACTCATTAGTGCCTTCTGTGAGAGTTAGCTCCTCTTTGGCTACTTCCCACATTTGAATACCTCTGTTTGACCAATCGGCAAACATAATATTCATAGAACGACGTGCTGTAACAGCATCGTATGACGTACGAGCTTCTAATCCTGCAAGTTCGTACGCCTCTTCGATTGCGGTCGCTACATCTAAACTAAATGCACGAGTTCCCGAGGTTGCCATGTTAGTTGTAGTATGCTACAAAAAAGTCGCAGTTAGCTAATACTACATAGGCTCCTGTTTGAAATCTAACTCCGTCGTTGGGTAGGTAATGGTCAAAAGATTCATTGGCGGCTGAGCCAAATTTAAACTCTATTAGAAGTTTAGTTCCACTAGCACTAGTTCCATCATAGATTTTTATAGAACCGTCTGCAGCACTTGCTTGTGCTTGAACAGATTGGATTCTTATCGGACCTAAGTTAGTAGCCGTTCCTGCTCCTGTGCCTATAAAACCTTGTAGTTGTCCTGTCGCAGTTAAAGCTTTGGTCGCTTTTACATCTGATGAACTCATATTAAGCTCCTACTTACGCGTCAGCGAATGGTGTAACTATTGTTCCTGAACCAATTAATAATGAATCGTGAACTAGATAAGTAATTGCATCAATAGCTGTAACTCGTACAACACTTCCTGCAATACCACCTTTAGTTGATCCATTCATAGTCATAACATCGTTAGATGCTCCTGGAACAAAAGCTTTTTTGCTACCGTCGTTTACAGCAACTATAACAGCACCTTCAAATTTATCAGTACCGTCAGTTAAAATATCAAGATCAGTAGCTGCTGTTTCAATTACAAAAGTAAAAGTAGCTCCAATATTGTTTAGTTGGTTTGGGTCAGTTGCATCAGTTGGGGTAGTCGCTACTATTGAGGGTAAAGTAAATTTACCGTCTGCATCGTTACATAACAAGATTTTTCCTGCGTGGTCTGCAACTGTTAAAGTAGTGTCTGCTGTTAAGCTTACGCTGTTGCCCACACCTGCTGAAATAAATCCAGATAAAGATTTTACTGGACCTGAAAAGGTTGATTTTGCCATAATTTCCTCCTAAGGAAATAAGTTCTACCGTCTTGGCTTGTCTGCTAGGTCAGTCTGTAGAACAAGTTAATTAATCCTAGTCTTTTGATTGTATATGATTGCTTACAAAAAGAAAAGGGGTCCGAAGACCCCTTTAATTATTCAATTAAATGAATTAGGCTCCTGGTGAACCGAAGATACCTCTCCAGTCACTCCAACCAAAGCTATAACGTTCTCTAGCCTTGTATCGTACATTACCAGTTTCGAAGTCGCCTTCCATACTAGTTGATACAGGTGTTCTAACGAAGTGTTTAAGTCCATTAGGAACGTCAGTTTTGATAAAGAAAGCGTCAGTATCTGTTAGATAATGATTTACAACATAGCCTTCTGAGATCATTCCCATATTTCTAATTGCATTGATATCATTATCTGAAGTACCAACTCTTCCTGGAGTTTCCATAAGTCTGTCAGCAACAAACTGCAAAGCAGGTGGAATGATTAATTTCCTTGCTTGTGCATTAACTTTAAGATTTCTTTCATCTTTGAAGTCAGCGATGTCAATCAACGCTTGTTCAAGTGAAGTCTCATTAAGGTCAGCTGCTGTTGACAACTCATTTTTAAGGTCCACGTTAGCAACAGTCGGATGAGCAGTAGAACATAATTCTACGCCGTCACCACCAACATATGAAGAACTGAACGCATTATTTAAAATGTTAGCAGCTTTCACTTGTTTAGTTTGTTGCATTGATCGTGCTAGTGCTCTTGTGTAACGAGAAGAAAGTGTATCGTAGAGGTTATCTTCGATTGCTTCTTCTGTTAACGCAAACGCTAGTGCGATTGTTTCGTGTGTGAAACGCGAAGTCCAAGATTCTTGAGCTGTGTCATAAATGACTGCGGCTCCTTCTCCTTTAGTCGGTGCTTCACCAAACCCACTTAACATTACTTCTTCTTCAAACGCCCTTTCGGAGTTCTCAGTATCGAAGATGTCTTCGTGCTCGTTATTATATCTCTCATACTCTAATCCAAAGAGAGCATGGAGTCCAGGTACTAGTTCTTTGACTAGCTGTGCTCTGTTAATCGCCATTATTTATCTCCTTAATTAGACAGCAAATGTGTTAGTAGGGAATGTAAAGAGTCCTCTCGCATAAGCACCTATTGAGTTGCTTGGTTGCGAGGCGAAACCTACACATAACGCTACACCACTTGATGTTGTCGCGGTTGCCCCTTCCTTTGATCTACCGTTGGTTGTAGAACCAGCAGTTGTAGAAAGAGTGTATTTAGAGCCGATAAAACTTACTGCTGGTGTTCCAGCTGTAAATTGAGCTTCGTAAACGATCGCAGGATCGTTATAAACGAGAGCTTCTGCATCGTCTCCGCCTAGGGTAGCTGTGTCAGCAGTCCAAACTTTCGAAAAAGTTGGGGTGCCGTCAGTAGCTGTATAGTATACTCCGTAAAATACGCCTATAGGGGTACCAGTCGCCGTGCCTTGAATGACATAACCGCTAGATAAGTTAACTACATCACCTGAAAAGATTGATGCGTTAGTTGCACTTGCGATTCTCATTTTAGCAGGACGAATAACACCACCGTACATATGATATGCGGGAGTAAAACCATCTGGTTTATTTGTATTAGCCATTATTTTCTCCTTTGTCTATATACATTGTTATTATTAATTACCTTTTGCATTGGTAGGTTTACTACCAAAGGCGACTTTAGAAGTCCGTTGGATGTCTCCATCTTTAATAGGCATTCTAGCGTCGCTTTCTCGCATATAGTTCTGGTCAACACCTTTCATGGCAGAATCTGCTTGATCTTTAAAATAAGCATTTCTTTCACTTGCGGTTTCAACTGGTACTTTAGCGAGAATTAATCCTCCGACTCCGATTACTCCAGTGTTACTTCCACTATCAATAGTGGGGGCTTCGAAATCAGGATAATCTTCTGCTCTCACAGGTTCATATCCTTCTCTAATACGTTTAGACATATTAGATTTATCATCGATTCCTCTAGTAGCTTCACGAATCCACCTAAATTGATATCCAGGAGGAGGTGTGGGTGCGTCTAACATAGACGGTGGGGTCCAAGGGGTTCTGCGAGTTTGAGAGGCTCGTGTCTCTGCAGATCGTGAGTTACGATCAGTGGTGACGTCTGTTTTATTATCTTCTGTCATTTTATACT